TAATAGGAAGAAATCTATGGCATGGCATGTCATTAATCCATCTAATATGGATTTCTGCAAAGAATTCGAGGAATTGATAAATGAATAAGAAGATAGCAGATGAAGACATTCTTGCTTATATGATCGCAATGAACCGCTCACTGGTTGGAGCAATTGCACCCTTGATTTATTCCGGGGTTCTTCTGAGTGATCATTTTGACGAGCAAGACAAGATCGAGGTAGCATCGAATTTAGACATGGCACAGGAATTAAACACAGGATTAACACGGTTGGAAAGCTTTGATGAATGCTTAGAAAGGATAAAAAGAAATTATGCAGAATGAATTAATTATCGCAATCATGGAAAATTTGAATGAAATTTTAATGGACATGAAGACAGTTAGGTATTTTAATTTGAATGCTATCGTAGATATCGAGGTTCTCTATTACGCCATGCAAGCGTGGCTCATAGACGCGAAACCGTTTATTGAAATGTTTGATGAGAATTTAGATAAACAAGGTATTACTGACGTTATTGATTTTGTCAAGGAAATGCGGGAGGAAGTTGAAAATGGTGAAAATTCTACACAACGGAAATTTTCTTAACACCAAGTGGCGCAAGCTTGATCAAGAAGCGTTACAAGAATTGATATGCTATTGTATCGGCCTTGGTTGGTACTGCGAAAATATGGAGGTGAAAGAAGAAGCTGGCTTAATTGATAATAAGGTAACTAGCCGTCGAGCATGGCTATTGATCAAAGAAGCAGATAAAATGAATTATGAGCAACTCTTGCTACTGGAATTCAACGAATAGAGAACGTTTGAAGAATACTTAAAACTAACCCCTTGATATAGGGGTTTTCAAATATTAGCCCTCCGTTTTGATAGCTTGCTACGATTCGAGGGAAGTAAAATTTATCTGCTCCTTTAAGATAAAGGATTGTATTGTTTGAGTGGTCATTGCTTGTCATGGAAAAGAAAGGCGGTTGTGTCCGGTCAACGCTGGTTGACGCATAAATGTAATAGTTTTTGTAGTCAATCCAGAATCCTATGTCCTGCCCTTGATAGCAACACCCGAAGAAATAAATGGCGTTCTTCGGTTTCGAGCCCATGAAGCTATTCTTTTCTTCTGCGAATTCGTTTCGTACTGCCATAGCGCCATACGGTGACAGTAACAGAAGCTTTCCGAAGTCGCTTTCTTCCAAGCTTTCGGCATAGGCGGTAGCGGTGAATTTCTCGACCGTAATCAAGCCATTTTTGAACGAGTTGAAACGCTTAGACAGATCTGGAACGATCTGCCAATAACTGAAATGAGGATTAATGAGTGTGGTTGAGTTTCCAAGCGCTATCATTTTTACGCCTTTTCGTTTTCGGAAGATCGAACTGCAATAGCTCATGAGTGCGTCGCCCTCGTAGGAAAGATAAAGCATTTTAGAACCTTTTTCGATCAGAAATTCATCGTACACAACCAGATCGACATTCGGGAAAGTTGCGCCCTTGACTTGGCCGAAGGTGCTAAGCTGATCGGCAAAGCCAAAGAATTCATCATCACAATAAAATTTCTTATTCTTCACTTCTAGTTTATGGTCAGGAAATTCATGGGCGATATCATCAAAAAAGGTGTCAATTTTTTTGAGTTCGCTTTTGTATCGCCGTAGATAGATGGATTCTTTTCGCTTGTTTAACCATAGCTTGACCATTCGTTTCTTTGCGTCGTAGGTCTTGCCGTCGCCACGAGTTCCGATAACATAATTAAATACACTGTTTCTCGACCACAATTCATCCGCATTGTAATAGATTGATTCAGTTTTTTTTTCAAATTCAGTTGAGGTCATAAGCGCTCCTTTCTAAAAAATTTTTTCGATCGAATTCATTTTTTATTGGATTGTTTCAGTTTTATCTTTTGTTGAAAAGGATTTTAAAAAAGACCGGGGCATGATTTTTCAAACCCCGGTAAAATCCCCATTACAGGATAGTAATATCAAAGCCCATATCCGAGAGGGCGTCAACCTGAGATAACGTCACTTGATTAATTAGGATATCAACTTTCGATTCTGTTACCCATTTGTTCAAACCCCTTGCTTTGATGATTTCAGGGAAATTAATTTTGCTTTGGTTCATGTCAACGCGCCCGGCAATGCCGTTAACTTTCCCATCGCTGGAATACTGCCATAAATTATGTCGGACAGTAGGTTTGTTTGATGACCACTTGGCAACCCATAAATCATAAGGTTCTAAATCTTCCATTTTTAAAATGCTTTTAAAAACAGATTCGGAAGCGTAGATACCAACGTAAAAACCATCATTCTGAATTTCCCGACAGAAGTTTTCACAGATATTAGTATACAGTTGAGGAAACTTCGATAACGGTTTGCCCTTATTCATCTTGTAATTGTCCGCGTCTTCCATGTCGATATAGACAGGTAGTTCAGGGTAAAGGTCATATTTTCGAATAAATTCGCGCATAAATTCGATTTCTTCATAGCCACTATTTTTTGTTGTAGCGTAGGAATAAAGGTATAATCCGAAAGGCAAGCTGGCTTTGACGCACCCTTGAATGTTTTGTACTGCTTTGTTATCTTCTTGAACGCCATAGCCTGCGCGGATAATAACACCCTCTACTCCATCGGATTTGACTTTTTCAAAATCAATGTAACCATTATGGGATGAAATATCAATGATTTTCATTTTTAATTTCCTCCTTTTTCTGTAACTGTTCTAAAGCGTCAGTGAGAAACGCCGGAAGCTTCACACCCATTTTTCCGAGGTTTTCCAAAATGGAAATCCCTTCATTACTGACAAAGAAGTAACAGACCCCGGCCCGGAAGACGTTGGCTTGTCCTGTCATTGCGTCCAGCTGAACGCCAATAATCACGCATACAAGGATTCCTCCTTTTTTGAAAATTCCAGATACCCATGAGGAATTGATATTTTTATTAATGAATGCCTGTCCTGTTCCAGTCAGAATGTCCAGTGCCATAAAACAGAGAAGAACTTTCAGTGGGGTGTCCAGCGAACCAAAGAGGGAAGTGAGCAGAACGCCCACCACCGCAATGACCGTATTTACTGGAACGCTTTTAATTTGATAGAGAATGCTTTTCATTATACTGCACCTCCATAATTTACAGCGATTGCAGAAATGTTAATTGTCTTACCGGATTCAATAGTAATGCTATCTAACCCTACACGGTATAATTCAATATTCCCGGAGGTGTTAACTTGAACAAACACAGGGTATTTCTGAGCGTTATAATTCATCATTCCGATAGCGACAAAATGACCTTTTAATCCGCTTGAAGTGCCAAGAACCGTAGCGGCGTCAGAAATAGTTAATGCTTTTGTAGTAGTGCCGTAGAAAGAAAATTGTGCCTGAACAGATTGTCCATTTAGTTTCAAACCTTGAATGATATTTGTGTATACGTCAGTGAAACTATCACTTGCGGTATTAGTTGTTCGGAAGGGCATAATATTATTTCCAGTTATAATATAACTTTCTCTAGCACCTGTATAAACAGTAGGCATTGTTACATTTTGCATTGAAGCTTCGTTGGGTACGGTAACTAAATAGATTGCTCCCGTAGGTGTACTACCATTATTTCTTGATAGCGGTTTAGCGATTGTAGACGCTGAATCTGGCGTAAGCAAGCAAATTTCTAAATGCCCTAATGTTTGTGCAGAATAGCATAACGCATTCACATTGAAAGAACCCCCCGCTATACCAACGCTTACTTTTCCAATATTTGCATTAGCTTTAATTAAAGATAGTGATTCAGGAGTTGTTGTACTATCGTATGTCTGGTCAATAGTACAGTTCCAAAGACTAATATAACAATCAGTTTTTACATTGATTAAAGTCGTTGTCTTATTAGTAAATGTAATATTTCTTAAAAAGACGTTTGAGCAGTTAATGAAATATAAACCGCTTGTAATCGTATAACCGCTGGTTTCATTACCGATGATAGCGACACTTTCAGCGTGATAAGGGAATCCTGCGTTTGCTTCTCCTTCGCCAGTTGCATAAATATATACAGTTCCTGCTACATCCGGAATAAGTTTAAACGCCTGTCTTAAAGTTTGAACTGCGGTTTCTTCGGTATTTCCGTCATTTGAATCATTACCAGTGTTACTATTTACGTAGATTTTAAGGGTTAAGGATTTTGAAACAACAGGGATAGCCTTTGTATAAAGTCCTCCTTGATTGTCTATGCCTACGGCTTCGGTCTGTTCTTCTGTTTTGGAAGTTCCGACAATCCCACCGCGTCCGTTATCATACGCAAGCGTAACATGAACGCCGTTAGGGGATAATGTTAATCCAGAACCAGTAGTTGTAGTTTCATTGGTTTTAATTCCTAAACCATTATCTGAATTTTTTAAACCCCCATACGGATTAATAGTAACTTCTGTCCCACCGCCGGGTGTTGTCCATAATGCGCCGTTTTCATCAATTCCGACAGGTTGTGTCATTTCCGTAGTTTTAGCAATTGCAAGAACCCCTCCAACACTGCCCGGCTTCGCTAAAGCTGGAATCGGGTCTAACAATTCATCAGATGTATTTTTTAATTGAACTACTTTTTTATCTATAGTAGGCATTTTATGCTCCTTTCTATTGAATAAGGAAAGGGGAAAGACATCCCCTATTCCACAACTTCATACGTTAGATCGGACGGTGCAGGCGTTGTGAATAATTTTCCTGTTGAATCCATGCCGACGGCCTGTGTCATGGCCGAGGTTTTAGTTTCCGGCATAACACCTCCGGTTCTTGTTGCAGTAGCTAAAGCCGGAATTGGGGCTAATTCTTCACCTGCGCTGTTTTTTAACTGTACTGTTTTACTAGACATTTAGTTCGCCTCCTCATAGGTTAATACTGTGCCTAATTTTCCTTCTGAATCAATTTCTAGTGTACTGTTCAAGTTCAACATAAGATTTCCACTTTCATCTGTGATTAAACCTCCATCGGTTTTTACGTCAATCTGGATATTCCCTGTTGCCGGGTCAATGGAAATCGGCGCTTTCACTTTCACTTTAAAATGCCCTGCTTCATCGAAGTACAAAGTTGAATTATCTTCACTCGCATTTTTAATCCAACTCCACATCTCGGTGAATTCTGCTTTCAGACGTGTGTAATCCGCCCAAAGGCTGGTTTCCAACGCTTCAAACTGACTTTGAATCTGCGTCTTAAATGTCGCAAAATCTTCGTCCATCTGATTTTTATAATTTGTCCATTCCGTCGTCAGATTCGTCTTGAACTCGTTTAACTCGTTTTCCGTGTTGGTCTTCCATGTATTCCATTCTGTGATAAATTCAGTTTTCCATGTGTTCATCTCATTAATGAAATCCTGAATCTGTTTCTGCATTGCGGAAATCGTAGCGTTAACGTCGTTCTTAAACTGTTCAAAGTCCTGATTCATTTTATTAATAAAATCCTGAATCTTTGTATCTTGAGCGGTTAAGCGGTCGTCAACTTTTTTGTTATGGTCTGCGATAGCCTGCCGGACTTCGGCTTCAAACGCTTCAATTTGCGCATTAATAGAGGTTGTAAAGTCGTTGAATTTACCTTCCATTTCTGTGATAAAGTTCTGAATGGCAGTATTGACATCAGATTTAAACTGTTCATAGTCTGCCTGCTGTTTGTTCCAAGCGTCGGTCATGTCGGCCATGAATTTATTCTGGGTTTCGACTAAATCTTCCTTAAACTTGTTGAACTCATCCGTCAATGCGTCCTTTGTCGTATTGGTATACTCTACAAGGCTATTGTAATAATCAACCAGTTTGTTATAGTCTGTGACCAGAATATTAAACTGTTCCCACATCTGCATTGTATCCTCTAAAACAAGCGGTACAACATGGGTATATACCGGGATATTTGAGCTTGTTTTCAAAGGCGACACATAATCGGGAAGCTTTGTAACTGGTACTTGTTTATCCATTCTTTCACCCCTTCCTAGTAAATGAGCATGAATAAGTCATACAGCTCATCAATAATTTGCATGTCGATATTCAGAAACGTTGCCCTGAATTGCGTTAATAAGGTTTGTTGGCTGAACTGCAAGTTACCTTTGCGTGTCTTTGTGATATCTTCTTTATCATGATAATTACCTGTATTGTTTAATGTGCGAGCACCTGTTGAACTACCGTCATAATTTTCCTCTTTGTAATCACGCCAAGTCGCATAGTCACGGTCTGGATAAATCTGCGATCTTGGGTAATCATTGTGTGTCGTGCTTCCGTGCGTTTCGCTTGTGCCTGTATTTTTTGTATCCTCTTTACTGTCGTCCTGATGTTGATTCTTCAAGGTTCGATCTGTTGTTTCCGTATAATCAATCGGATTAATCGGGTCGATCTTGATTAACTCTGACGCGTAAAGCTGATTATAATAAGGCATAATCTCATTGAGCTTGGCCAGCAAACGATCCCGGAATAACTGAGGTGTTTCAACCCCGATTTCATACCACCAGTAATGATTCAAGATTTTCATGTTCAATTCCTGACGGTGGTCTTCAATCTCGATCGGGTACGCGTTGGCTTCGTTTAAGGTTAACCATGTGATCAACGCTTGCAACCGATCTTTCTTTGAACCGGGAGGGGTATTTCCGGTCGCATTCCATACGTACTTGGAAAGGGTATCTAAAGTCAAGGTATATTTAGCCATTTACTTCATCCCCTCCTAAGTTGTCTGTGCTTTCCGTATCGACTAAATTTTTAAGATAATCGAATGCATCCATACTCCAATCCGTCGTGAATTTAACTTGGATATCCGTTCCAAACTTTTCATTGACGCGCTCAAAGCAAGATTCAACTTCGCCGAAGATAAACCGCCGGGCAGAAATCACAGGCTCATTACTCGAAAAGGCTTCATTCGTAACAAGTCGTTCTTTCTTTTCTGATTTAGAACTTATTCCAATCCAGTTAAAGAAAGAATTCAATTCCTGATTCCATGCGTCAATCAGTTCCGTTACATGGGATGGTACGTCCGTAGCCAAGACTGACCAATTATCAACGCTTAAACCGGAATCAACGACAAGGAAAGGGCGGTTTTCGTCTAATTGGTTAATCAAGTTTAGAACGGTTTGCACCTGAGTTTTTGGAACAGAGAGAACACGCGGAATTTTGAACTGTGAGATATTAATATCCAATGCCCGCTTAATCTGAAACAGTCTTGACGCATACATGTTGACACGGTAAACAATCGGGATACGCGTCTTATTCGCCCACACAAGAACGCCATCTTCCGGGACTTTTACTTTGTCGTGAATTAATCCGTTCCGGGAAGTTGTTACCACTAACTGCGGGTCGCCGTAGATATCTTCTTCAGCAATGTTGGAAGCATAAAGCGCAACCAGCTTATTCAGGGCAATGTTACGGTAGAAGCATAAGCAACCCTGCTCGATCAAAACTTGCAAACAATAACGCTCGGATATTCCATCTGGCAAGTTTTCCAACGCGATCAAGTTTACAAGATACTCATATAGCATATTGTAGATGTCTTGAATCGTCGCAATATTTGTGTATTCTACACCGTTAAGCAATAATCGCTTATTTCTTTTATTCCTCGACAATTCCCGTCACCTCGTTATCTAAATCATACCGATACATTGTCGCGCCATCATGCCATAGGGTAACGCCCCGGTCAAACATTCTCGCAATGCGTTCCCTGTGTTCGGATGGGATATTCCCGCCAAAGTGTATTCCGTTCGTCTTAACGTAGTTGAAGTTAGAACGGCTGAACAGATTCGGCTTTTTGTAACGCATTGTTGGATAACCGTAACAGGTATACCAATCGTCGATCACTTTCGCAAATTCTGCGGTAATCGTCATTGGATAGAAACCGAATGTCATAAAGTTATTGGCCATATTCAACGCGCCTGTTCCTGTCTGACCACTGCTGACTGGGGGACGATTCGACTTGTCAGCCAAGTCTGCGAATTGATTCGCAAGTCCAACACCCGCGCTGGTCGCGGTTGCAACGCCAAGTACCGGGTTCACGGCCATTAAGCCAATACCCGCAACGGCTTTCGCGCCTTCCACAATTCCACCCATTAAAATAGAATTGTAATTCTGGCCTAAATAGTTTGCGAAAGCGTCATTGTTCCAAGTACAAGTCGGCCATCCGCTCAATACAATCGAAGCGTCAAAATTGGCCATCTGTCCAGCATAATTTAGTGGCGTACACCGAACCTGAGCCGGACAATGCGGAGTTCCTACGGCTTGAAATTCACATGAACCACCCTTGAATAACTCGTATCGAAGCTCAGTAGATTGTCCGTTCTGCGTTGAAACAAGAAGATAGTTGTAAGGATAGTTGAACAGAATTTTATTCCGTGGCGTGTAGCCGTCAATGTCGGAAGTATTGATCGCAACGCTTTTCGTTAGTTTCTGTTCTGGAAGACTGGTAATCAACGCCCCGCTTCCTGCACCTCCAACGGTGAACGCAGGACACATCCAAACATTTGAAATCGCTTCACCCCATCCTTTTTCATCCATCGACTTAACGAGTTCCTTAATGGCTTCGGTCTGATCGTCGTTAAACGCATAATAGGCACTTCCTGAAAATACGTTCGCGATTGAACCGCCGATCTGCCGTTCCGTTTCCGGGCCGTAGCTTTCCGGCTGGTAATCCGGCTTATACTTTTTAGACACGGCGACCAGCGTACGAGTTTCTGCAACTTCACTCCATCCATCCTGTTGCCGGGCAATCATCGGCCCTGTCGGTAAACTATTGTTCACGAGCAGGTGTTCAAATAATTCGTCACTGCCTGCATGTTCGTACTCGACAAAGCTGGAATAATATTCAATGTCGAACATATAGGTTTGGAATGAATCAATCTCAAAGATAACGCTTGTAACATTCGGATTCGTATAGTCTTTATCGACGATATACGCGAAGTAAAAGAAACCGTCAAAATCTTCATTCTTAAACAACAAATAGTTCGCACTGTCTACTCCGTCAACCTCCCGGTCAAACGACAACACCCGGTCTTTCTTGATATATTGCGCGTCAACCATCTGCGCAACGGCCTTTCCCAGAAAATAGGCAAGCTGTTCGGACTGACTTTGAAATATTAATTGATGCTGATCGTTCCGATCAAGAGGGATTCCAGCGATAAGCCATGCTTTACAAGTACAAATTCCGGCCATAATTAGTTACCCGCGATTGTTACTACACAAGTTGCAGTTTTAGAAGTGTCAACCTCAGATGTTCCAGTGATGGTAATCGTTTTCGCGGTTTCATCCTTACCGACGATTAACAGGCCGTTTTCCATCATGACAGTATTCTTGCTTACCTGACCAGCGATCGCATACGTTGAGCGTGCGGACGGATAGTTTTCTCCGGTTGCAATCGGGTAAACCTGCAAGTAACCACCTTTTTCAACGGTTGCCGTGGCCGGGGTTAATGCGTAGGTGTCGATTGTCTGTTGACCAGATACGAACAGAACCGCGTTTCTGAAAGCAGAAGTAGATAAGATTTTATGATGATGCCAGAACATGTTAAAGTACGCCTGCGACGCATTCTCAGCGACGGCCAGTTCCTTATACGTTGAATAGCACTGAAACCACCGACGATCAACAACCGCAAACAGAACACCCGGCATGTTAAAGTCGTCAATGACAACCGTACGCGCCAGAACCTCCGCTTTGTCCATCTGGAACGCATTCGCTAAAACGTTTACATCCATGTAGGCTTGTGTGCGAGGTGTCGTGATAATAATCTGTTCACTAATCGGCGTTGCCATGTCGCGCTTCATGCTATTGTATTTTGTGGATACAAATTCCATCATGCCCGAGATCGCCCGAAGTTCAACGGCTGCCTGTTCCGCAGCTTCCTTACTGTTGATATCCGGAATGGTAATCGTATAGAAGCCACCCTGTCCTGCAACTTCAGATACAAGTTCCTTCATATACTTGTAAATGTGGAATCGGTCGCCGTCATACAGGGATTTAGCAATCCGGGAATAGTAATCATAGATGCCGGATTCCGTTAAGAACGCCTTTCGGATTTCCGGTTTAAATAAAGTCGCCGGATATTTTTCTTCAATCCGTCGGTTATGGAACAACTCCGCAACATCCGGAATTCTCAGTTTGTAAAGGTCATTTCCTTCCAGATAGGGGTCATACGCTTCCGCTTTCGCTAGGTTGACCTGCCACTCTGCGACTGAAGCTCCAAACGGTAACTCCATCATAAATTCCGCCAGTGGATTCTTTACTTCGTAATCCGCGATAATGGTTGTGCCGACACGGTTTAACAAGCGCACGAACTCATTCAGTAAACTCTGATTCGCCGTTAACGTCTGACCGATTAAAACTTGATTTTCTGCCGTAGCCATTGGCACGCGCGACTGATAGTCGCTGGAAGCTTCCTGCCGAACGGCGTTCAAAATTTCTTCATTCGTTACTTTCGTAGACATTTTCTCACTCTCCTTTAATTTTGGCGATTAATTTTTCCATGGCGTTTTCTTCTTCGCCAGCCATGTTTTTGTTCTTAGCATTGCCCTCCGGCCGAAGGCGTTTTGACAGTTCAAAGTTCAGCTTTGTTGCTTCGGTATACTTACCGTTTAAGTCTTCAACTTTGGAAGTCAGTTCACCGAATTCATTTTCAGTTTCTGACCATCTGTCCCGCGCTTCCTGACGGAGTGCAATTCTGCCGTTGTCGTCCAGCTCAGAACTTGAATAACGATCTAAAAATTCTTCAAATTCTGTACCTGTCCATCTTCCCATAGCTTAAGCACCTTCCTTTCCTATCCTTATTATAACACAGTTGAATTGTACTTTTTAAATTACTTTTAAATTGACTTTATACTGTACTTATGGTAATATAGTTATAGGGAAGAACCCCTAGAAGGAGAACAGAACATGACAGAAAGAATTACACACCGCATGACAGTGACAACCGTAACATTGCAAAGTACACGATTCGACCTTGAATCAGAAAGAGTTATTCTTGAAGACCCATTCAAAATTACAATCCCCGGAGCTTTCAAGAGTGATTTTTCCTTGAGAAAGGCAATCGAGGAACGCTTGGGACATGATAATTATATTATCGTAAACTCAACTCGCGCTACCGTTAAAGCGTCAATCCCCACCTCAGATTTCCTGAGCAATCCTAATCTTATTACAGTAGAAGTTAACGAAAAGGAAGGTAACGAATAATGGCAAATGAAGTAATGACAAAAACAACAACGGCAATCGACGAATTAACAGGCGAAGTTACGACGATGTATTGTTCAATCGTACCGCAGAACGATATGGACAAAGCAAGAATTTTTAACGCAATTAACAACACGGATGAACGTATCGCAGACCATAAAAATGAAGTGATCAACGTCACGGACGTAATCGCACATACCGTTGAAATGGCAGACGAACAGGGAAACATGATTCCTCAGACCCGCGTCATTCTGATCGATGATAAGGGAAAAACCTACGGCGCGACCTCGACAGGGATGATGAGCGCGTTAAAAATGATTTTCCCAATTGTCGGTATGCCACCGTATGCGAAACCGTTACCGCTGAAGATCGTTGAAAAAACAGGCCGTCGCGGTTATCGTTTCTTGAGCGTCGCAATCGAGTATAAATAAGAAGACGCGAAAGGGTGTTTATATCTCAATCCATGATTCAGATATATGCACCCTTATTTCTTATAAATCTATTTTCTGCGACGACCTGTTATTTTTCTTTACCTCCAAAGCGACGCAAAAAAGTTTTGAAGAATACTTGGATGAAAATAGAATTACAAAGGAATATAAGCTTGGCTTAAACGAAGCAACGAACCTCTACCCGATATTTGATATCCTTCATTACGCAAAAAAGGAAAAGCGGGGTTTCAGAATACAGAAAGGGAGTAGAGTTTATACATGCCTAGACGATTTAAGATTTCTATGGAGGACAAACAGTTAATCCAACAAGCCAATCGCCGGATTAAAGCGAAGCAGTCACGCCTTAAAGCCAAAGGCTTTGACGTGATCTTGCCAACGAAACAACCTAAAGAATTTAACAGTAAAAAGCAAATTGAAAAATATCTTGAAGAACAGAATAAGATTTCAAAAACAAGATACTATTATAACCGTAAAACGAAAAAACTTTTACCCGCGAGCGATTACGGAAGATTGCAAGAAGCGATTATGAGGAGAAACAGATTAGTTAAAGAACGATATGGAGAAGCGTTAGAAAGCGAATTCACAACGGCAGGAAGACCAACAGGAAACACCGTAGGCGCAATAGCAGGCAGTTTGAAAGCTGTAAGACTTGGCAATACTAAATTCGACCCACTGTTGCCCCGCAATTTAACTGCGAATGATATTCGAGATGAAAAACATTTACAAGAATTAATTATCCGTTATAATCAACAAGCTCAAGAGGAATATTGGCAGGAAAGGGATGAAAGACTAAAACAGAATTACATCGAATCCCTGTCTACCTCGTATGGCGATATCGTGCCAGAAGAAGTTGAAGAATTGCAAGAAAAATTAAAAGAAATGGATTTACAAGAATTCATGAAAGCATATTATAGTGATGATATCGTGTCGATCACCTATAACTACACAAAAGACCCGAACTATTCCGAAGCTGAAAAATTAAATCGTGTCATCAATGCGTGGAGTAGTAGGATGTGAATGTTTATAGTTCTGACTTTGAAACAACGACAGACCCAAACGACTGCCGAGTATGGGCGTGGGGAAGCTGTACTATTGACGATCCCTTCAATACGTTTGAATATGGCAATACATTAGACAGCTTTATAGAACGATTTAAAAATGAAAATAGCACTCACTGGTTTCATAACGCAGGATTCGACGGAGAGTTTGTTATTCACTGGCTTTTAACCCATGGGTTTGAACACCGTGAGAAAAAAGAACGTGGAACATTCACAACGGTAATCAGTCAAACAGGGATATTTTACAGCTTAAAAATAACTTTCAAAAATGGAAAGACGCTGAAAATACTGGACAACATGAAAAAGTTTCCATTCAGCGTGGATAAGATCGCTAAAGATTTTAAGTTGCCAATCAAAAAACTAAAAGGTCATATTGATTATAATTTATTCCGTCCAGTAGGTCATGAGCTGACGCAAAAAGAAATCGAATATCTCAAAAATGATGTTGTGATTGTTGCGTTAGCCTTGAAAGGAAAACTCGACGCGGGTCTGACCAAAATGACGCGAGCCAGCGACGCATTGGCCGATTATAAAGAAATCATAGGAAAAAAGACATTTGACAGTTGGTTTCCTATCCTCGACCTGAATCTGGATAAAGATTGCAGGCAATCCTACAAAGGCGGTTTTGTATGGGTTAACCCCAAGTTCCAAAATAAACGAATTCAAGAAGGAATTGTATTCGATGTAAATAGTTTATACCCTTCAAGAATGTTGCTTGAAATGCTACCCTTTGGAAACCCTATCGCCTATGAAGGAGCGTATCAATACGATCATGATTATCCGTTGTTCATCGAATATATACGGTGTCGATTCCGTGTTAAAAAGAATCATATCCCGACGATTCAGCTAAAAAATAATTTCATGTTTCGTAACTGTTCGACAGAATATCTAACAACCAGTGTAAACAGTTTAGGGCAGGATGAACCTGTCGCCATGGTTATGACATCCGTCGATATGCAGTTATTCTTTGATCACTATGACGTTTATGACCTTGAAAGAGTTCGAGGATTAAAGTTTAAAGCGTCAAACAACTTGTTCACAGAGTATATTAATAAATGGGGACAAGCCAAAGTTAACGCAACAACGCCAAGTGAAAAACAGAATGCAAAAGATATGCTGAATTGCTTGTATGGGAAGTTTGGAAAAAACCCTGACGTGACAAGCAAAATTCCATATCTTAAAGAAGATGGAAGCGTGGGTTATAAACTCCCTACTTATACAGTAATCAATGAGAACGGGGAAGAAGTAACAAAGACAGCACAGGAACTTTCCGACCCGATCTATATTCCGCTTGCAAGTTTCATCACAGCCTACGCCAGAAACGTAACGATCAGAACAGCTCAGAAATTATACAATCGAATTATCTATTGCGACACTGACAGTATTCATTTAGTCGGAACTGAAATCCCGGACATTGATATTCATGAAAGCCGATTAGGTGCTTGGAAGCATGAAAGCACGTTCTGCAAAGCACGCTTTATCCGGGCAAAAACCTACATAGAAGTTATAGAAATTGACGAACAGACATATCAAAAATTCATCGACAACGGCAAACGAGCCTTTGTGTATAGCTCAAAAGGAAAATATTTTGAAAAGAATATAAAATGCGCTGGTATGCCTGACAATATAAAAGAAACAGTCACCTTCAAGAATTTCAAAATCGGATTTATTTCAGGAGAAAAATTAGTCCCTTCCCATGTTCCAGGTGGAATCGTCCTTGTAAAAAGACCGTTTGAAATCCGGCCGTAACTATGGTATACTAATAGTGTGGGCAATTCATACTATTAATGTAACCGTGCCGGGATTTCAAGGTTGAAAGACACCTCCGGAGCGGAAAAGGGTTGAAATCCGTGCATTAAGGGTGATTCTGTCCGCACTTTTATTTTAGGAGGTTCATTATGTGGATTAAAAAATCATTTGCCGAATTACCTACAAACAAGCACCCATTAGAAGTCGTTGAAGATTTAATTACCACAGGTTCTATAACAGATATTTCATTAGAAATAGACGATATCGGAACTGAAAATGAATATGTGAAAATCATGTTTAAAAACAAAAAAGGGGAAGTCAATACCTTAGAAATGGAGTGGAAAGAACTGTGAACAGATACATTATTAATACTGAATTAGAAGAAAACATATTGCTTGAGCTTATTAAATGGTATGAAGAAACGATGGAAAAAAATACATTTTCAAATTCTGACTATATTGATTTTAAGTTAAGAGAAATGAACAATAATAAAATAACAGAATTAAAAAAGATAATCGAAGTAAAAGAAGACGAAAACAGGG